TTCATGCTGCCACCTGCCATTTGATCTGGTCAGGGGATACCTGTACCTCATAACCCAGCTGCATAATCTGGTCTAAGGTTTTCTCTGTCAGGGTTTTAGTGCCTGCCATGGCTGCAAATATCTGCGCTTTTGGACAAACAGGGTAAACAACCCAGCTGCCATAATTTTTATCAAGCTTTACGGTAATTTTCATTTCTCAATTCCCCTTAATAGGTGGTTTGTTGATCAACAGGGGCCTATCTGCTTGCCTGTTGCACGAAATTTAACGCACCTATCTGCTTTATGTAATAGGGACAAACCCTAATATTTGAATTTATTTGTTGACAGTCAACGAAAATGCAACAGCCCTGCACTATCTGCCTGCCACTGCTGGCAGGTTTTCCCATGGCAGACAGCAGAATTAACTATTCTGTTTTCAACAGGTGCATTTTAGGTACTACTGGCTGATTTTCTGGGTTTGCATACAGTAACCCATGCCACCTACAGCCAGCCCGAAATTGAAATTGGGGGTATTCCAAACACCACTGGTATGGGGCGCTTGGAAAATTTCTAACCAGGACTGCTGGAAACTTCTCCAGCATTTTCCTTTTGCGCTGCCATGAATTTCACCAGATCATCCTTGATACCCCTGCACAAACCAGAAATATCAGAATCAAGTGCCTTTGCTCTATGCCATGCGTGTGCTTTAAAGCCTGGTTGCTGTGCCATGGCTATCAGATGCGCCAGCATCTTGTCGTAATGCTCACTGGTCATCTTGTATCCACGCTAACCAGTTGGCAAACGCTATCAATACACCAACAGTAATTCCAGCACCGATGAATAAACAGAGAATGGTTGCAATCATTTGGATGGCCTCGCTTTACTGTAGGTTGTGAAATCGTCACGCATACGCAGACCCCTGTTCTTCAGCTCAGTGGTTGCTGCCTTGATCGCCACATATTGGCGCTTTGCTTTCTTGTCTGTCATCCAGATGCTTGGCTCGTTGATAGACTCAAATGCTGATTTGACTGGCTCTTTGCTCATAAATTCTTCTCGGTGTTGCTAAGTTAAAGACGCTGTTACCAGTCAGTCTTTTGCGTTTGTTGGCGTTGTAGCGTCTGACAATTTCCTTGCGGCTTGTCTTTGGTTTCGGCTTGTTTTCCTGGTCACCCAATGCGTACACAGCCCTTGGATAGCGTCTGCCATGTGTTTCGTGTTCAAAGGTATATCCAGTCACATAAATGCGCTTAGGGAGCGTTTTAGAGGGTTTGCACATCCTTGAAACGATGGATGACAGATCGGATTTTGTAACCCCTAGTTCTTGGCACAGTTCAGCGCCTGTTAATGCACCAAGTTCGGAAAGAGTTTGCTCAATTTGTTGGACAAGAGTTCCGTATTTCCTCATGTCAAGCCTTAATGCTGTGAGTGGCTTCTGTTAATGGCTCTGTGCTGTTGAAGTTGTCACGCTTAACCTCATACTTTGCCAACCAATCATCAGGCGCATCACGGAATTTAGGTTCACGTTTCTCAGCCAATGCAACCATGTATTCCATGCCGTTGTACAAGCCGTGCATGTATGAGTCGTAATTCCAATTGCCGTGTTGCCCTTGGACTTCCAACATTTCACGCATGATTGCCACAGGCTCTTGCTCTGGCTGGTGTGTATTTGCATCCACACTAGTTAGTATTTGTTCTGGCTGTGCCAAGGCTTTTTTGATGGCGGTTATTGCTGCGGTAGTCTTATTCCATCCACCAGTTTCCAACGCCTCAAGCGCCAGCTTCAATGCTTCATCTTTGGTCATTTCAACAACTCCCTTTCAATGATTTGCATTGCAATGTGCAGTTCTTCATGCAGGTACTCGGGCAATATCCGTTTCTCCGCAAATGCCCATGACTCCAAAGCAGACATGACTTTCAATAGGGTTATAAATTCTTCTTTTGTCATATTTTCATATTCCTTACAAAAACAGCAAAACTCTGCACAGTGTCACGACCAAACGGCCCTGTGAATTTGGTTTCCAATTCTTTGGCGACTTCTTCAAGCACGGCATTGCGTTCAGCGTTTTCAGCAAATCGCATGATCTGGTGCTTGCGTGACCCTTGTAATCCCCAATCGCTTTGTCTGCGGCTAAGTTCTTCAAATGCCTCATCTTCTTCTGTCATAGTGCCATCCATACAGTTTTGGGCGCACAATGGGCATTTACAGCTTTTTGTGGTGCATACCCATTGCCACGAATCAAGCCACGTTTTTTAACAATCATTGCCACGCCTCCCCATGCACGTTTGTCCGGAGGTTCTGGCAAACCAAGATTTTCCGCATACCAGCGCACATCTTCAGTCATAAATGACTTGCCTTTGTGTTCTTGGCAATATGCTAAAAACATTTCAACAGCACGATCACACCAACTTGGGGTTACCGAATTAGCATGATCAACTGCTTGCTGAATACCTTTGTCACGGGCTTTTTGGGCCTCAAAAATAAGCTGGTACTGCATCAGAATGGCAAATCGTCATCGTTATCTGCTGGCAAGCCCTTCGGTTCATAAGGCTTGGGGTCGTTTAGATAAGCCCACCCATCCCAACCGTTTTCCTTCAAAGGGATTACATCCAACTTGAGCATTTCGCCATTGCGGGTTTCAATGATTGACCCAATCCGCTGGTAACGGTTCTTTTGTTGGCCCTGACTGTTTGTGTACTGCCCGACAATTGCGGTGACTTCTTTTTTGACTTTGCTCATGGTTTGCTTTCAATGATTGCGTTAAGTTTTTGGACTTGGGATTGGACTTCAGCAAGAAATTTGACAATCTCTGCCTCAATCTCTGCGATAAATTTGTCATCACGATCAACACGAGTGACAAACAATTGCGCTTTGGCTGGCATTCGTGGGTCGAACGACACAAAATCACACCACTTGCGGCCTGTGCAAGCCATTTGAAACTGCATCTGGGTGATGTATTTCCCAGGGACTTTTTGGGATAGCAGCGTTTCAATCATGGTTGCGGTGTTGGGACACTTGATCTCCACAAGCCCATCGCCCCCAACAAGCCCATCAGGGGACGCACCAGCCCACTCAATCGTTGGGTGACGCACAAACCCCACTTCTTCAACCATTACGCCCTGTGCGGCCTCATAAGCCGCCCTTGCAAATGGTTCTTGGGTTATTCCATGTTCCATTGCAGCATTTGTAAATGATTCAATTCGTGTTTTGGTAAGACGTTCACAAACCAATTGCGCCATGTAATTTGATCTTGATGTGCTAAAACCCGTTTTTGTTTTTGCAATTACATCTGCAACACGAGAAGCCGTTACACGACCAAGCCTTGCATCAAACCATGCATCAGATTTTTGTTCAATTAAATGTGTTTCCATGTTGTGCCTTTTGCAATAGAACTTACCGTTTGAAAAGAAATGCCATATTGATTTGCAATACTTGTTAACGGCACATTTTTTTTTCTAAGTTGTTTTATTTCATGCGCTTGATAATCTGTTATTTTTGCATTTGGATGATTTTCACCAGACAGAATAGGGCGGCGTTGTTTTTTTATCATGTCTTGCGTGTTGTCTTTTGCTGTTCCAACAAATAAATGTTGAGGGTTGATACAGCTTGGGTTATCGCAAGAATGACAAACCATCATTCCATTTGGTATTTCTCCAACATAAAAAGCATAAGAAGCTCTATGCGCTTTCATTTGTTTATTGCGATGATGCCCAAATACACCGTAACCATCACGATCTTTTGAACCAATCCAATTCCAACAATTACAATTACCAATTACATATCTTTTTAATTTTTCTTCAATAGAATTAAGTTTGTTAGCCATTTCGTGCCTTCAGCATTGCGTCTGCCACTGCATAAGATTGTTTTGCTGCTTGCTTATATGTTTCATTTCTCCAGACTTCATTTTGCATATAGGCTTGCATAGCTTTGGCAGCAAAGTAGTCACGAATAGATAAACCATCAACTTGTTCATGCGAACCGCATGGGTGTATGGTTTCGCAGGGAAACGCTGGGCCACCTGTGTTTATGTTGCTCATGTTTACCCCTTCACCAAAAATCTGCGTGAGCCTGGAACATTTACTACAAACTTCTCGTAAATGTCTGGCATAGACTGCTGGAAGAGTTTGCTGTCAAACCTTTCACTTGTCTTTGCTGTTTTCCACGTAGCTAGTACTCTGCCATCTACAGTTGCAAGTGTTGCTGCATCTTGCATGTAGCCAGTCACAAGTGTTTGTAAAGCCTCTTCCTGAGCCTCTAGCTGCTTTATTTGTGACTTGACAAGGGCTAGGTTAGTGCAGGCAAGTTCAACTGCTTGTGAGGCTGTTTTCACTGTCTCTGTATGTTGAGGATAGAGGAGCCTAGCTTGTTCAGGAGTTTCTGGCGGGAGAGGTTGGTTAGCCTGGATATGACCCCAGTACTTAGCCATCTCTTTTACCAGCGTTTCTTTCTGTTCCATCGTGATGTGGAAAGGAATGAGCACAAACTCTTGACCACCAAATAGGACAGCCAAATACACATCCTCCACGCCCATGACCGCTGCTTCGTGGATGACCTGAGCCACGTCAGAAACAGGTGCGATTCCAGCAACATCAAACTTGCCTCTAACCGCACTAGAGTAGTTCTTACACTCCACCAAGATTTGTTTGCCATCCTTAGTTCCTGTGAAATCAAAATGTGAGCGTAACCAGGGTTCAGTGATGGGAAGAGCGCCGCGGAGGGAAAGAG